GCACGTTCCAAGTGATTCCGATCAGTTGATGGTTCAAACATCCAAGGGAAGTCCCCTTGCATGCTACCACCTCCTAGGAAAAACTTGAGTAAGGCACCATGCCCCTCAAGATTGCTCTTGGGAAGCAATGAAGAAACTTTCATGCCCCTGACAAGGGGGCGTTGAAGATTCTTACACATGCGATCGACATCGAGTTGCTCGAAATCGTGCGTGTGCTTGCCTAAACAAGGAGAATCTGGATGAACTTTAGGAAACGGGATCAACCGTTCAATAAGCTCATCCAGTTTCTGCACAGTAAGGTCGAACCCAGTTGCGAGGTGCAATTGGTTTCGAAGACTTACAGCAGAAATAATCTCCTGAACATGGTTCCGCTTCGTGGGGAGATCCCGACGACATTTAACGTAGTTTACGTTAAAGCCGTCGTAGAAATCACCACCACAACTCTCCCTGAACTTGCCAGTCCAAAAAGACTTGCGTCCGTTCACACGAAGTCCGAAGGCTTCGAGCTCTCGGATAACGGAATGCACATAGCGTACGGGGACAATGATGTCGTCTCCATACACGCGCACCTTTCCAAGCAAATCTTTGACGATTTGTTTGTTAAGAGGTACATTGAGCTCTCGCTCGATCCCGAGGAAGATGATGGTCGCGAAGACCATGGCTTCCAAAGGAAAGGTGAGAGCTGAACCCATAGATGCGAACTTGGCCAGGGGAATTACCCCATAACCAGGTACATCTGCCTTCGAACTCCTGCAAGCCTGAACCGCTTCCGCGAGGAAGGGGTTACGACCTAACAGGAGATTTACATGCAGATTGGAAACTCGATCGGAAGCTTCACTCAAGTCGAGTGTAGCAAGATCGCCGTCCTTCGATCCTATGCAAGCATAGTCCCGATTGACAGTCTGATCTTTGAATCCGATAATGGACGAGAGAGTGTCATTTCTCTCAATTCCATTCACAATCATGGTCATCAAAGCTTGCTGTACGTATTGAGCGTACGTGGGCTCGATGGCTATGATTCTGGGAGTTTTCAGCGTCTTAGGGACCGAGATGACCCTCACGGGGATCTCGGCCTCAGGTTCGAGCCAGATAGGCCCCACACCATCTTCAAGCGAATTGAAGTAGTGGCGTGGACTAGTGAAGAGGAATTCTCCCGCTGGGAAAAGTTCCTCCAACCGGTTGGTCCAAGTCCGATTGTCGTATTTGGCGTTAGCCTTAAGACGATCGGCCGTGGCTCCGGGCCCATGCTTCGGAATCGGCGAACCAAGCTCAACCTCGCGGTCGATGACTTGGAAAAGCCTCTTCTGAAACAGGAGATCGGCGACTCTCATGAAATCAAACTTTCGATCGATTTCAAGAGAGGAATCCGATAACCTAACTGACTGCTCACACTCCACATACGCGTCAAAAGAAGCTTGCATCCTTATATCACTACAAGGATGGAGTAGGCGCTTAAACAGGTTGCAAATCTGTCGTACGCACCTAATCGCTTCAATTGACGGAGTATCGAGCAATGTACCACTAGACGAATCGAACACTTGACTAGTCAAACCCCATAGAAACGCGGGGAGAGACGCCTTCTTCTTGAATGACTTGAAGAAGGTTGGGTCTACCATACCTTGATCCAGAGCTATCTCAAACTCTGAACCAAAGTCGGGTAGGGTTATCGTGAGAAACGACAACCCTTCGTGTTCAACGCGTGCCTGGACCGTGTTAAAATCCAGGCTGGTGCTAGTGCAACACCGGATACTGCAATCACGCAGTATCCATCCAAGTAGCTTTACATGGCTTTTCATCCATCTCCTTGATGAGGATAATGGAGTCCAAGGCCATGAAATCTACCGATCACTACGCGAAGCAGTAAAGGAAGCCTAGATCAGGCTTCGCCACCCAGGAACTGGGTGGTCTTCGCGTTGGAGGAAGCGGTGAGGAAGCTGCACAAGGCAGCAACCAGATACCCCTTCTCCGCAAGCGTGAAACCCATGGTGGGCGTGTCAACAACCAGCGTGACGCTGGTAGAGACAGGCACATTCACGGTACTCACCAACGGATCCGTTACGACCTTGTTCTGGGTCAAACGGATGGCGGAACGATTACGCTTCCCGTACTGATGGGAAACGGTCATCTCGACAGTGGTATCATCCTTGCGGAAGGTACCCTTGCCGTCGCCCGACGACACTCGCGGAAGCGAGGTCGCCGAACCGTTGATGGTCACGCTTTGTGGATCGGCAAAAGCCATGGCAACAAACTCCTTGGTTGAAGAACCAAGAACCACATTGTTATGGCTCTTGGATATTAGCTCACTTTCCAGTGAGGTTTTCCCTACACTTAGGACAGTTATTTCATCCCTAGTGCAGCGAGGATCGCTAGTTGTTGGGCCGACAAGTCGGGCCATTCAACATAGAATCCATAGGGTGAAGCTGCCGGAATGCGAGTCTTGGTGGTGGTTTTAAAAGTCTGCCAGAAGGTATGCGGACCATTGTTTGTACCTCCGAATCCTGATACATCGTACCAGGTCGGACCGTGCAAACGGTACGTTACTTCTGTAGACTTTTCCTCCATCAAGTACGCATAAGGCATCACAAGGCAATCAGTTTGGAAAGCTGACAAGTTGGACATTGTCGTCCCGATATCAGCAAACCAATCCGTTGCCCAGCTCCAGGGAGCCGCATTCCACAGTGTATTCGGAGTAATATCCGTGCCGTAGAGCTTGTTCAGCTCCGAGGTTTTCCGAGAAGGATCACCACGGGCAGGAAAGTAATACGTATACATTGCGGAAAACCACCGACGAACACGAGTTGTGGTCGTTTTGGTGAGGTCCCCGACAATTCTCCCATTTGTCCAAAGGCTCGTTTGATCGAGTAGTGGGGCTGTAAGGCCCGTCGACTCTTCAACCGAGACATTGAACTCTGTGGGAAATTTGTACTTCCTACGGATCATTTTGCCACTTGCTTTCTCATACTCATCAAGAATAGCCTCGGCATTCTTGACTGCGTCTGAGAATTTATGGTAGTCCCTCAAGAGGGGCTTCCATCCAAACTCCACGTTGAGATACTCTCCACCGGCCCGGTTGGCCCGTGCAGTGCGTCCCTTCGCAGTTTGAGCAAACGGAAGTATGTGGGGCAAGCCCTCACGCATTTCCGCGGCAAAAGTTGATCCATCCCACGCTGGTTTCGTCGGAACAGTCTTTTCAATCGCTTCCCGAATTAGATGCTGTAAATAACCAGGATCTGTCTCGGACGGCAACGGAAAATGACTGTTGTTGACGTTATCGTATTTCGCGTACTGAGGGGATATTACTATCCCCCCGTATCTTCCCCCGGGAGGGGCGAAGAGGTACGAGGCATGAGGATCACCGCCCATAGTGTTTCGGGCTGTGTACTCACGCTTAATTACGTAGAATGGCCCACCCACATTGTGTCGAGGATCATCCAAAGGAAGTTCCTTTGAATGGTCGACACTAGTGATTAGGTCATTCGTCCAGCGCTGTGAAAACGGAACAGTATGGCATGGGGGCTGGTAGCCCCATACACTCCCGTGATTTGGAGTGTATTCTTCTTTCACGAAGTCCATGCCATGAAAGTCTGTTTTCATTGGAAGTTAGCTCCTATGGATTACCCATTGCTGGGTCGTGACCCTGACCATGCATCCCTTACAGGATGTTTAGGTCAGGCGGTGTTGTACATTTAAGCACAGGGAGGCCCCTA